TCCATCCAGCTCACACGGTCCATGACCTTGACCACCTGCAGGGACTCCCTGAGCGTGTCAAAGGCCTCAAGTTTGGACTGCAGGGTGGTGACCCATGGCTTGCCACCTGGTGCCCTCCACTGCTCGCGATACCCGCAGTGGCTGACCTCGAGCAGGAAGGCATGCCCGTGGTTGTTGCTCTCAGCAAGCATGAGCGCCTGATTGTACCGGCTGGCCACCTGTATGCACCTGTGCGCCCAAGCAGCTGGGGTGATGCGGTTGTTTCGCTCAGTGTAGACCGGCTGCATGGTCGAGACACTGACCACACAAAGGGCGCTGTAGTCGCCCCCTACCCCTCCCCCAATATCTACGCCCATGACATACCGGTCATGAGGGTGGGGTGCCTCAATCTCCCGCCCATGCTTGCTGCCATGCAGCTCATGCTCAATCACATGGATGCCCTGCAGCACTTCCTCCCCATAGTAGCCACCCTCCCGCCCAAGGAAGCAATCATCAAGGCAGGCAGGATACTCGCGCCGGAACTTGTAAGGCCCCAGCGTTGCCAGGTATCGCCTGCGCCATGCAAGCTGCCCATCAGTCAGGCCATAGGCTGTGATGAGCTGCTGCTCTTCCTCTGTGTGCTCGAGGTCATCCGGCTGGGGGTCGGTGTACTTGGGCTCTTCCTGCCACCAATGAGTGATGAGGTGCCACCCGTTCTCAGGCGCTCCTGCAATCAGCTCACTGAACCGGTCCCCCGGGTTGTTTGCTGTGCTCTCAATCATGAGCAGCCCATCACCCACTGCACTCAAGGCCTGTGCAAGTAGCTCCTCTTGGTCGAGGGCAAAGGCAAACTCACTGAGCAGCACAGCCTTGGGGCTAAAACTGCGCAGGCCTGTGCTTGACCTCGAGGTGAAGGCCTTGAGGCTTGCCCCTGTGTCCGCAAGACGCAGCTCACCCTTGGCACGGGTGTCAAGCTCCCGCTGCAGGATGGCAGGGGGGTGGTGCAGCCATCTGCGGTTGTCATCCAGCAGGGCAGTGGCTGACTCAGCCCTCAAGCTCACCAGCGCGAAGAGAGCAGCAGTAGGGGTGCTCATCCACTGCTGATGCAGCACCATCTTGCAGGCTGTAGTAGCTGCCACCTGCCTTGCCTTGATGCAGATGATGCGGTTGTGCCCTCGAGCTACTGCCCGAAATATCTTCTGCTGCATGGGCAGCGGGTGGAAAGGTATCTCCCGCTTGCTGTCTTTGTCCTGGACTCGGTGAAGCTGGCAGAACTTCGAGGGGTCACCCAGCAGGCCTGTGACCTTGGGGTGCAGCTCGGGTGGGATGCTTGGCGGTATGTAGATGCTCATGGTGTCCTCTCACCTACAGCCTACCACTCTCCCACCAGGCTCAACACATTGCGCAGCTCCTGCACATCAGGTGTGTCTGTGCTCTTCTCTGCCCGCTGCTGGGCTGCCTGCTTGCTCCACTCAAGCACCCGCCAGGCTGCATCCATCTGCGCCTTGTTTGGAGTCCTGGAGCCCTGCAGGGTGCCCTCAATGCAGCTGATGGCCTCAGGCGCAAGCTGAGCCACTGCCTCAAGCAGCTGCTCTTCTGTCATCGGTTTCCGGGTCATAGGTATATCTCCAGAGTGAGGGGTATCTCTTGACCTGCCAACCCTGCACACCTCTAAAGGCCCATGAATAGCCTAAAGTGCAGGGTGTGCAGGGTTTAGAGAGATTTCTTCTCTTAGTGTAATTCTACCTTCTGAGGCTTGAGCAGAAAAGTGCTCTCAGGCTGCACACCCTGCACTCTGTGCATGAATAGCGCGTCTTGAGGTGTGCAGGGTTGACAGGTCCACACTTACAAGCTGTGACAGAGCTATGACCGAACTGTGACAGAATGGACCTATGGTACCCTTGCACCCGTTGGTACCACGGGGTAGTATGGCACCACTTCCCGCTGGTTGGTGTGCATCAACCCTTTGGGGCGCAGAGCGCCCCCTGACAGGCTTCACTGTGGAAAGTTTGCCTGGCATGCCAACCAGCACCCCTCCTGTCTGCCCACTGGGGGCTCCCCACCCTCGAGCTGCCCCCAGTGTGGCAGGCACTTCTACCCCAAGAGAGAGAGCACCATGAGTCCGAAAGTCCGTGAACACATTGAAGCAGCTGCAGGGGCTGTCATCATCTTTGCTGGCATCTACTTTGCCATGTGCCTGTGAGGTCATCCATGGAACCAAGCGCCGATATCTACACTGACCTCATTCACCACCTGCAGAAGATTGAGCAGTCTGCTGCCCGATTGACTCAGGACACCTACCACATCAAAGGCCAGCAGCTCTACAACCGCATTGAGCTGCATGAGCAGGCTGTGGTCTTTGCGGTCATCCAGATGACAGATGCTATCCAGCGCCTTGCACAGGAGAAGGGACAATGAGCCTCAATGCAGAATACCGCCCCAGACTCAGCCCCGAGCTGACCACTGCCTTGCGCACGGCTGCAGCCCTCGCAGGCCTGACAGTGCCTGACTACCTTGAGCAGGTTGTCACTCCCTTTGTCCGCACAGACCTGCAGCGCAGGATTGAGCGCAACCACCTGCAGCAGGTAGCAGAGGTGACCAATGGATGAGTGGCTTGAGGTTGCTGCCCGCCTGACTGCTGAGCAGATTGACAGCCCTGCAGTAGGTGGGTGTCTGCTTGACCTGCTGGGGCGCGAAAGGTGGCGCGTGCGGTCTACTGTCGAGGGCTACAGCTTCCTGCAGCGTACCGGCTGCAAGCATGGCTGGGAGTGGGTGCCAGTGGAAACGCTGGGGCAGGCCTGCATGGGAGCAGCAGCAGCAATGGGTTGGACTGTGGAGAGTGCAGCATGAGCGCCGACGAAACCCGAAAGAGCCTGCAGCTGCTGCGCCGTGTTCGGTCCCTGCTCGAGCTGTCCGGTTTTGCCAATGCTGCCCAGGCAGGCTTCCTGCTGCGCTTTGGCCTTTCCTCCATCGCAGACCTGCAGCAGCTCAAGGCTGAGATCGATGAGCTGCTTGCAGAGGTAGATGACCTGTGGGGTGAGGAATGAGTTTGGGCAGCCTTCACTCAGCAGCCTTGTCTCTGCTCGATGTGCTTGTGTGCGACCATGGGGGCAGCTGGGTAGCGCGCAAGCAAGTTGATCAAGTGCTGCAGATGCAGGAGCGGACTGCATACCGTGGTTGGATGCGCCTGCATGACTTCCGCTTGGTAGAACTTCGCCCCAGTAAATACAGGCCTGCAGTCAGGGCCACCCCACTGGGGCAGCGCTTTATTGCAGCACAGTATGAGGAACGCCGTGAACGCTCAGCATCCTGACACCCGTGTGCGGTCAGTGTGGCCCAATCCTCCTGAGGGTTGCTGCTATGTAGAGCAGTCCCTCAAGGGAGGGGACTACATCAGCACGGGCTACTTTTTCCGTGGCCAAGTCGACAACAAAGGCAGGGGGCGCAGTGTCGAAAACTGCCAAGGGGTCACCTCCCTCTTCTTCGACTTGGACCTGCTGGGGCTCGTAGATGCTGCCCGGCTTGCTCGAGGGCAGAGCCTGCCAGACAAGGCTGCAGACAGAAAGGCCCACATGTACCACATCCCAGAAGAGCAGAGGCAGGCCTTCCTCGACCTGCTCCTGCAGGATGTGGGCGGCATCCTTGAGGCTGTAGTGGGTGAGCCTCCTACCCTCACCATCTGCAGCGGGTGGGGCTTTCACTTCCACTATGCTGTGCATGAGTCCATGAGGCAGGAGAAAGCTGCCCTGCAGGCCTTGCACGCTGCCATTGTCGATGAGGCCAATAGGCAAGCGAGTGAGCTTGCGCAGACCTTCCATCCGCCATTGACCACCTATCACAAGGCCTTTGACCGGACCCATGATGTAGGTGCGCGCCTTGCCCGTGCCCCGGGTTCGATGAACACCAAATGCAGTTGGAGGCTGCAGGATGTGGAGGTCATTGCAGCCTCACCCACTGTGCTCACCTCAGACTTGGTGGGGCGCTTGACTGCACAGCATGTGAAGCAGGGGCAGCTCACAGCCAATGACAAGGCAGCAGCAGCCCCCAGCCCTGTGCCCTCGAGGAAGCGCCCAAGGCAGTCACGGGCAGTGGATGTAGACTTTAGGTCGCAGCGCCTGGCAGACGGTAGGAGCTGGCAGCAGCTTGCAGATGCCCTGGCACCCGGTGAACGGCTCAAGGTCATCTGCCCCTTTGGTGGCACCAGTGTGGGCAGTGGCTTCTTTCACAGGGAGGCAGATGGGAGAGTCAGGTACTACAGCGCCCCACAGGCCTGCACCTATTGGAACTCCTACCGCCCCAGCTCCACACCCGGATTGGCAGACCTGCAGCGCAACCCGCCCAAGAAGGATGGGAGCCCCGGGGCCATCCTCAACACCATCACCAACCTGCACACCATGCTCACCCATGATGCAGCCTTCTCGCTGTGGTTTGATGAGTTTCGGCAATGCGAAATGGATGGGCATGAGGTCATTGACGATGGGGTGTGGGTGCGAGTGGTCACCCACATGGAGCAGGCCTACCAATGGAATTGGCGATTGGGCAAGGATATGCTCTTTGCTGCTGTGGAGTATGTCTGCAGGCAGTCTGCTCGCAATCCTGTGCAGGCCTATGTCAAGCAGCTGCAGTGGGATGGCTGCCCCCGCATTGACCGTTGGCTGCTCGAGGTCTGCCACACAGATGACCTCCCCATCTACAGGGCCTATGCAGCCAAGTGGGTCATTGGCCTCATGGCCCGGCTCTTCTCGCCCGGCTGTCAGCTGCACACCTGCATGTTGCTCACAGGCCCACAGGGCTGGGGGAAGTCAACCGTATGGAGGGAGTGGGCAAACTGGCCCGGGGTAGCAGACCTCTACTCAGACACCCGGTTCAATATCCGTGACAAGGATGCCTACCTGCAGCTGTATTCTGCTCTCATCTTTGAGGATGCAGAGATGGCAGGCTCATCCACTGCAGACCAAGAGACGCGAAAGGCCTTCCTCACTTCTGCTGTAGACCGTTTCCGCCCCCCCTTTGGTCGCAAGGTGCGGTCATATCGTCGGCACACGGTCATCACCATGACGAGCAATGAGCAGGATGTGCTCAGGGACCGCACAGGCAGCAGGCGGTATTGGGTGGTGCCTTGTCAGGGCAGGTCTGCAGGCCTTGAGTGGTTGCGCAAGTATCGTGACCAGCTGCTTGCAGAGGCCTACACCTACTATCAGCAGGGCGCTGAATGGTGGCTCAATGCAGAAGAGTCAGCCATGCAGCGCAAGGCCAATGGGGACTTCCAATACCTCGATTGGTTCAGCCAATGCGCTGCGACTGCTTGGGAAGCAAACAAGGGAGGCAAGCGCAACCGGTTTACTGTGGGTGAGTTTGCCAGCGCAATCGATCGCAACCTCAGCCCCCAGCGCTTTGGCCTGTCACTGTCTTCTGCCCTGCACTCTGCTGGTTTCAAGCGTCAGCGGAGTGGTGGAGCAACCTTCTACTACAAGCCCGGTGAGTCTGAAGGTGCTGACACCGGTATGCTTGCCATCAAGCACCTGACCCGTTCTGACTTTGAGCAGAAGTTTCAATGAGAGAGGAAACACCAATGTTTTGTATGTTCAGCTTCACCGATGACCGCAAAGACCTGGCAGCTGCACTTGTGAAGGCACAGACCCACATGGGGGCTGCAGTCAAAGACTCCAAAAACCCGCACTTCCGCAGCAGCTATGCGAGCCTTGCAGCAGTCATTCATGCTGTGGTGCCTGTGCTCAATGAGCAGGGCATTGCAGTCCTGCAGATGCCTCACATCGATGAGCAGGTGGTGCAGCTCACCACAACCCTGCTGCACACCAGTGGGCAGATGATCTCAAGCACCGTGGGCACACCCATGGGCAAGAAGCAGGATGCACAGGCAGTAGGCAGCGCCATCACCTACCTGCGCCGCTACAGCCTGCAAAGCATCATGGGCCTGCCCGTGGAAGATGATGATGGCAATGCTGCCAGTCGTCGGACTGTCACCACCTCGAGTGCTGCCCGCACAGTGCCTAGCACAGCACACAGCTGGGCTGAGAAACTTGAGCAGGCGCTCAAAGACAATGGCCTTACGGTCAAGGATTTCAATGTGTGGGCAGAAGTAGCGCACCGTCCCAAGCTGGGAGGCCTGAGCCCTGACAAGGCGCGCATGGCCTGTGCATGGATTGAGACGGGCAACGGCGCAGAAGTCATCAAGGAAACGATCACCAACCCTGTGAAGTGAGAGAGGACACCATGAGCAGACAACCAGAGCAGACCAATGTGCCTACTGAGGAAGAGGTGGTAGACCTGCTGGATGTGAGCACCTGCCAGCTCAAGACCGGTGAGATTGCTGAGCACTTTGGGGTTGAGTCAGGCAGCAAGGCCTTTGACCAGCTCCGCACACTGCTCAGGCTCCTGACAGAGCAGGGAGTCATTGCCTGCCAGCAGAAGCGCCCGGGCAGCCCTCGCTATTATTGGAGCCTCAAGGTACTCATCAAGCAAGCGCAGAAGGCGCAGCAGCCCCAGCAGCCTGAGCAGGTGCCCCTTCCTGTGGCTGAGCCCAAGCCACAGCCTGAGCTACTGACTGACCGTGCTGAGTATCGGGAGCTGGCAGACAAGGTAGACCGCCTGCGCAGGGCCTACGATGAGTCAGCCTTCCTGACTCGAGTGCTGCAGGCTCAGTACAATGAAGCAGCGCAGGAGCTGCAGGCGCTCAAGGCTGACTACCTCAAGGCTGTAGGCCTGTGAGCATCTATATCGGCATAGACCCCGGACCG